TTATAAAGCGGCTAAAATATTCATTGTATTTTTCTCATCTTCTTCACGAAGTTCTTTGATAAGGTGTGTGTAAATTCGAATGGTTGTATCTACATCTGCATGTCCTAGTCTTTCGGAAATATACTGAACTGAAATTCCTTTATAGAATAAAATACTAGCATGAGAATGGCGTAAACCATGAATTGAAATTTCTTCTATCTTTAATTCGCGAAGTATATTTTTTAATGCTTTATTAACACCAGTATTGCTGAAAACTTTATATTTAGAAGCGGGGTTATAAAACACCAATTTATAAATATTTTCAGGAGTAACTTCAAAAAAATGATTGAACAGACGCATCGTTACTTTGTCTATTTTTATAATACGGTTTGAACTTTCCGTTTTTGTCTTTTTAATACCTTCATCATAGGAGTTTGTATATCCCCATGTCTTGTTAATGTTGATCGTATTGTCTTTGAAATTAAAATCATTTCTAGTGAGTGCGATTATTTCGGCAAAGCGCATCCCTGATTTCAAAGCTAACAAAATAATGTAGTATACAGGTCTACTCTCTTCTTTTAGTGATTTGATTAGATAACTGGATAACAACTTACTTTCATTATAGTTAATATGCTTTTCATCACTCTTTTTGGAGTCCTGGCCAGAAATGGTTGCATTTCTTGTGAAATCAGAGGGGATGATACCCTCATCGACAGCTTCGCGTACACAGGCTCTAATGTGGGCATTTATCTTTTTAACCGTTTCTTTAGATTTGGTCTTTCCGTACTCATTAAGAAAAGATTGATAATCACTCTTTTTGATATGCTGTAAGGGGGTGTAAGAAAAGTGCTTTCTAATTACCTTCAATGTATTTTTGTAATGTACTTTTGTAGGTGGTGCAGTATTAGATTTGTAAATAGATACCCACTGTTCAAAATACTCATCAATCGGCTCTAATTTCGTGACAGGATTAAAACCCTTATTTAATTTGGACTCGACCTCAGCAGCTGCAATCTGTGCCTCTTTCTTCGTTTTGAAACCGCCCTTGCGTATAGGTTTTGATTCACCGTTGACCATACGACTGACAATATACTGCCAAGTCTTTCCGCGTTTTGTGAAACTCGCCATACACATTCTCCTTCCAATGATATAAGAAAAGAGCTAGACGAATGAGCCTGCTCTTTTTGTTTAATTAATTTTTAGCGCTAATAATTAATCAAGATTAACAATGTAAGTTACTACTTTACCATGTAGACGTAGATCGTCATATGCTTCACTAACTATGTAATCTGTAAAGCTAGTATCATATGATTCGGGTCTGAAAATTAATCGTTCACCATCTCTATAAAATCTCTTAACTGAAAAACTATAACCGTTGCTATAAACAATGATGTCGTTATTATCTAGATCTGCGATGTTGATTGGTTTTACAGCTATAAGAGATTTATGAGGAATAACTTTATTCATGGAGTCTCCGTTAACTCGCATGATAAATATTTCATTATCTCTTGCATATCTACCAAGTAATTCGTCTGGAATTGTGATGGTATCTTTCTCAGAAATTCCATCAATGTTGATTGGTTCTCCTGCTGAAACTGGTGTAGGGATATAATCGTATTCAGAAACAGCTTGGAAAGCCTCTTTTTCATCCCAACCCATTAGATATGAGGGGGAAAGATTTAATGCCTTACTTAGTTTAGTTACTATGGTATAAGGCATATCTTCTATTTCGTTTTTTTCATATCTATATATTGTGGCTCGGTTTTTCCCTATCATATCCCCTAGTTGATCAGCAGTGATTTTTAAATGTTTCCGCCTAGATTTAATTTTGTCTCCCATGTTCATGGTATTTTCACCTCCCATCTGTATCTATTATTCTAAATATTTTTTCGCATATACGCAACTTTTAGTATTGCGTTAGATAATTATATTGCATATGTGCGAAAAATGATTGACAAAGAGAATTTTACCAATTAAGATATGGTTAATCGCATATATGCGACATATTTCTTAGAGAAGGAGGATAATAGATGAATGTTAATGAATTGAAGAGAAAAATTATTGAAAACGGAATGAATATTGAAATGATGTCCTTAGCTATTGGGATGAACAAAAGTACATTTTATAGAAAGATGCGTAATCGGGGTGAAACATTTACTGTTAAAGAAGTGAACCTCATCTGCAAACGGTTATCTCTTTCTAAGGTAGAAGCAATGGTAATTTTTTTTGGTGATTATGTCGCATAAATGCGACGTTTTAAATGAAGCGCTGTGATACTGAGCCAATGACGGTATATAAGTCATTATAGCTGATAAGACGGTAGCAACATCAAAAACCATGAAAGCGAGGTGAGAGAGGTGGGAGGAAAACAAAGATCTCCTAAGCGGAAGAATGCGAAGGAGATAGAAAGAATTTGTCTATTGGTAAATATCCAGTTTCCGAACAGTGTGATTAGTCGAGTAAGCTACTCACAAATTCGTCAAGAGAAGGGAGGAACTTATCGATAGTTGTACGTATCTGGTTATTCATTTTATCAGAAAAACCATTTGCTTCGGCTGTATCGATTTTATCTTCAAGTAAGATCAAAGCGATGTTTAGCACTCGGATTTCATCTGCTGAAAAACGCCTGGCTCTCACTTCAATTTTATTTATCGCTGATTTAGCCATCTTTTTATTTAAAGATGCAGCGGATTGAGTTTGTGTATATTGTTTAGCAGCTTTAGGAAATTCCTTGAGCGCCAAGATAAAAACTGCACGATCATTATCGTTAACATCACTCAATAAATTAGCTATTTCTGTCATGGATAATTCACCTCGCTTTCTAGGTTAATTATACCAAATAACCAAAGCGCTGTAATACCCAGCCAACGAAGGTATAGTCGTAACTTATAGATTATAAGACGATAGCAATGTTAATCAAAACGAAAGTGAGGTGAATAGTGTGGAAGAAAAATTTGAGATTTGGCTATCTGATACTCAAGAAGTTATCCAGGAACGGGCTGATTCATTGTTGAAATGTATGAAAGAGAACTGCTCAACATATGGGGAGCTTGATTGTCTTATCCATAAATTCAAAAGAGATGTTTTGTTTCAGAAAAAGTTTCAGAGATTGGAGCCTGTGTTTGATGTTCTTTATCAATTAATAGAGAGTGAAAAAAATGCCCTCTCAATTAGAGAGGACTGATGATTAGTCAACAACAGATATAGATTTAACAGCAGAGGTAAAATATATTTCTTTGTCTTCACCTTCACCAATCGAAAATGCTTGATGGGAGAGTAAGAATCCGCCAATTCCTAATCTTTCATCAGTAGTGTTAAGTGGTGAGCCTTTTTTATCAAAGTTACCATCTATATCGCCAACATAATTCTGTTTTAAGTAGAATCCTTTGTCAGAAGAATAGTTGTTAATACCAACTAAAACTGTATCAGGAGAAACAGTAATTTTTTCTCCATCAATCATGTTAATGATTATCAATTCTATCACCTACCTTTCTAGGTGAATTATACCAAATTACCTATGTGCTGTGATACTTATGCCACGGAAGCAACGTTAAAAAAATACATGGAAGCGAGGTGATAATAAATGCAACAACTTCAAGTCAATTTAACAATTCCAGTTCCAGAAGGTTATGTGATGGTAAAAAAAGTGGAACTAGAAGAACTTAAACAGGAGAGTTTAAGTGGTATTTGCTGGACGATGCAGGATTTAGAAAGCCGTATTAAGAAAAAGCGTGACTGGATTAAAGATAATGTCCTTTTCCCTTCAAAGTTTAGAGAAATACTTGATACAGAAAACGGTGGATTTGTTTATTATCCAAAAGGAATAGGGGAAAAGTGGTCGTTTCATGCAATGAAGATGGCAAACTTTATAGATGAAAATTATAGCTCGATTTTTGGTTATGAGGCCAAGTGAGATTTGGTGAAAATAAAAATTTGTATTGGAGGAACAGTGATGTTAGAGCAATTGCAAACAGCATACGGACAAGCTTTAAAAAATCTAGTATTCGTAGATTTTGCTAATAGAAAAGTGATAAGTGTGGGTGGATTAAATGCATTAGAAATGGAGTATTCGAAAGAAAGTGCTTGTTGCAGAGACATCATAACGGCTATTAATTTACATTTTCGCGAAGGAGATTTCGATTTAGTGAAGGAACGGATAGACGTTCTGACAGATAGAGTCGATTATATAAAGTCGCTTGAAGGTTATTTAAAAGAACAGCGTCGTAACAAATTATTCGAGATTGCTAGTCATTTATGTAAGCAGGGAAAGTCAGTAAAAGTGGTGAGATATGATGTCAACCCTAGCTGTTGAGGGCATAAAATAACTGCTTAATCGTTGGAGCGATTAAACAGCAAGTAAATCTTGTGAATTTAATTTCAATTACTAACTATGTCCAGTAGTTAGTAACTTTAAAACCTTTGCCGTACTTATGAAGGTACGGCTTTATTTGACTATTGCCAAATACCTTATTGCTAGTATAGCAACCTTCATGGCGAACAGTCAATTAGCGTCCTTGTAATGGATATTAGGTTTACGACCACAACCCAAAATTACCAAGGATACTAGATTATTAATACATTGGGAGAGAGTAGCCATGAAGAATAAACAGCATAAGGTGAAGCATGTCCTAGCAGCATATGAAGAAGCGTTTGTTCAATCAGAACTTACAAAAATACATGAAGATAGTTTGCTAGATAAAGCTATTGCAGGGTATCGAGTGAAAAGTATATGGAGTGGTGATGTTTTAGAGGTAGAGGCTTACCCATATTGGAAGATACCTCAAAACAAACGTGTAAAGAGAGATAAAAATAGCAGTAAGGCACAAGAAAAGTTAAATGAAAAAAATAGGCAAAAGCATGTAGCAAGACTAATCAATACGAATTTTCGTGAGTACCACGATTTATACCTGACGTACACATACACGGATAACTATGTACCAGAAGATTATGAGCAAGCAAAAAAAGATATGACAAATCTGATAAAAAGAATGAAACGTTGGCTAAAGAAACAAAAACAGTATGAAGATTTTGAACTGAAATATATTTACACAACTGAACATACAAGAAATGGCGAAAAAGTGAGAGCGCATCATCACATGGTCACAAACTTTCCAGACAGAGAGATAGCAGAAGAATTATGGAATAGAGGACGAGCTAATTCAAAACGTTTGAAAGCGGATGATTTTGGTTTTACAGGTTTAGGAGCGTACTTAGTTAAGGAGAAGGGTTCGAAGACTGCAAAAGGCTATACACCTAGTCGCAATTTAAAGCAGCCAAAAGTGACAGTATCAGACACGAAATTAACTCGTAGACGTGCTACTAAAATTGCAACAGAAGAAGTAGGAGCGCAGGAAGTCTTTGAAAAAATGTATAAGAATTATCAATTTAAAAAAATGGAAGTGTCATTTTCTGATTATGTAAGTGGGGCATACATAAACGTGCATATGAAGCGGATTGACACGCCAATAAACCGCAAAAGGAGAATAATAAATGACGATGAAGACGATCAGCGTAATTAATTTAAAGGGCGGAGTAGCAAAGACTATCTCTGCTATCAATATTGCTCACGTATTAGTAAAAGTGCATGAAAAAAAGGTACTGCTCATTGATAACGATAAGCAAGGGAATACTTCCAAGTTTTTTAATTTGCATAATTACGAGGATAAAAGTTTAGCGGATTTATTAACAGATAGGGATTGCAATATCCGCAGTGTTATTAAGAGTACGGCATATGAAGGTTTAGACATCATTCCGGCTAATATGAATCTTCTACAAGCCAATAAAGAAATATTACTAGACGTTGCACGACCACAGCAAACACGACTTCGTAAAGCCTTGTCGCAGTTAAATGATAAATACGATTACTGCATTATCGACAATGCGCCTGACATCAATATGACAGTCATTAATGCACTTGTTGCTACAGACGATGTGTTAGTGCCTATTAAGGTGGATAAGTTTGCGTTCGATGGATTGGAGCAGTTATTGGATCAAATATCTAATGTCCAAGAGTTCAACGAAAACATTGTATTTAAGGGCTGTTTTATCACGATGTATCAGCGCAATGGAGTGAATACACAGGGGAGCGAATATTTAGCTTCATCCACAGATTATCCACTTTTTCACACGATGATTCGTAAAACTGTGAAGGTAGATGAAACGACATTCGTTGGAAAACCGCTACTTGCTTACAAGAAATCTACTGCTGGACAAGACTATGAAAAATTAGTCAAAGAATACCTAGAAATGTGATAGTTTCGGACACAAAAAAGGAGTGACGAACACATGAAATTCAATCTAAGCCAGCTAATGAATGAGAAATCAAAAGAAGCGGTGGAGAATGATGGACTTGCTTTCAAAGTGGAGTCCATCTCAATCGAAAAGTTAAGTCCATCGAAAATGAATAAATACAATGTCGAGAATGTTGCAGAGCTAAAAGCCAGCATTGAATTAATGGGGCTTCAACAGAACTTAGTAGTGCGAGAGAGTGAAAATGGCTTTGAGGTCATTAGTGGTCATAGAAGATTGAAAGCCATGAAAGAACTATATGCAGAAGGTAATGAACAATTTAAGCGAATACCATGCAAGGTCATCAAATCTGTGGATGATATTCAGGCGGAACTACAGCTTATATTAGCCAACTCGACCACTAGGGAATTAACTGACGCTGAAAAAACCTATCAAGCAGCACGATTGCAGGAGCTATTAAATGATTTACAAAAAAGTGGATACCCAATAGCAGGGCGAAAAAGAGATATTGTTGCACAGCTCATGAAAGTATCACCTACGCAAGTTGCTCGTATGGACAGCATTAATAAAAAGCTAACTCCTGAACTAAAAGAGGCATTTAGCAAGGAAGACATAAATATCACCACGGCTTATGAAGCGTCTAGGTTGCCGACAGAACAGCAACAAGAAATTGTTCAAGACTACAAAGAAGGTAAATCAATAACACCATCTGTTGCTGTGGAGAAGCGGATAGAAGTCATTGAGACGGAGCAAAAAGAAAAACCGATGACGCATGAATTAGATAGTTATCCTGAACAGTTCGAAGCAATAGTAAAAGGGCTAAAAACCTTCATGTGTGGCTTTAACAATCAAAGCTTTAGAGTTGGCGATAAGTTGAAAATAAATGAATTTGATCCTGAAAAGATTTTGTACACAGGTCAGTTTGTTGAGGTCAGGATCATTTATCTGCAAGAAGGTGGAGAAAATGACATTCCACAAGATTACGTCATCATGAGCATTAAAAAAATTAGATAGAAACAATTGATAAGGAGGGGAAACGGTTGGACATTAGTTTACGCCAGTTAAGTCTATTTGATGATTATTCACAATCGTCTCATGCATTTTTTAGAGTGCATGAGACTGTGAAAGTCAAAGAGGTTAAAGACAATCCTGAAATCTATGAATATCGCAAATCTTATTTTAGTCATGTGATTGGAAAAAAGGGCGTTGTACAGAAAGTTGATGGTCAATCGGTACTGGTGCGAATTGGTGACGAGTCCATAATTTTCGATGCACAGGAATTAGAGTGGGTTTCTTAAAAAATAAAGGGGTTGAAAGAAAATGAGAACACGTAAACGAAATTATTCACAAGGTCATGCAAACAGAGGGAAGTTTTTCGAAAATTTAATTGATATGACAAACAACCAATATCGAAACAACAATTTTGCAGATGTTCGTAAAGTGCCTCCTCCTTTAACAATCTTGGAGGTAAACGGAAATCAGGTAGATGCAAAGCTAGAAAAAGCAACTTGGGTAGATTATAGCGGTATTTACAAGGGTCAAGCCATTATTTTTGATGCGAAGGAAACGAAGCAAGAAAGATTCCCTTTGAAAAATTTGACTGACGATCAATATAAATTTTTATATTCATGGCATTACAAAGGAGCAAAAGCATTTTTGCTAGTCTGCTTTAGGATAAAGAACAAAAACGAGCCTGAAATTTATTACCTCAAATTTGAGCAGTTAGAAGATGCATGGATTGGTCAAAGTAATGGCGGTGCTAAATCCATACCACTTCAATTTTTCCGAGATCATTGCCCTCGAATTAGGTCGGGCATATATACAGTTCATTATCTAGAAGCGGTAGGAGTTGATTAATAATGACTGAACCATACTGGAATGCTAAACAAGGCGCTTACATCAAATGCCCTGTACCGAATTGCAATCATACAGGCATTGTAATTACAAAAGCTCACTGTCGAATAGTGCATGACATGACTCGTGAAGAAGTACGGAAGAAATATGGTTTTCCTGAAAATGTATCTAAACTTACTAAAAAACAAATAGAAGAAATGAAGAAAAGAGGAAGCCGATTATGATAGACATTCGAAATAAAAAGATGGTCATAACACGAAAGGCACATGAATGTTTTGGCTGCTTAGAAGAAATCGAGAAAGGTATAAGTGCTGTTTATGTTTCAGCCAAGGAAGATGAACAGCATAAATCATTCCATCTCCATGAAGAGTGCAACAAAACAATTTCAAGAGATAAATGGTTTTCAGGAAGTTTATAGAGGTTGTATAAAAGATGCACTAAAGACCTCGGAACAATTAAGGACAATCAATATATCCTCGATTGATGAATTGCCCTTTGTTATGACGAAATCTAACGACAAAGTGGAGGTATAGACATTGAAATTTAAAAAATGGTGGTTGGCTCTACCTTTAGAAAAACGGTTGGCAGTTATTAGTAACGCTATTAACTCTACAGGAATGTTTAAAAGGTGAAATTAGGAGGCAACGCCATGATTAATCCTGTTGTAAATGTCAGAGGGGAACGTGTAGAAGTTAGAAAGATATTTAACTGTCTATTTGAGCATGAAACTAGTGAAAGACTAATTCATGTGTGGTACGAAGATTTGGACGGCTACATCATTTATGAGGATTGTACAGATGCTTTACAACAGAAAAGGAAAATGACTTATGTAGAGTTATTTAAGGACTATCAAAGGGTTTGGGGAGGAGAAGAGAAATGAAAAAACATTGGGTGAAAAAGGAAGATTTAGACACTCCGCTTTGCGAAGTTTTTCCTGACACTAAGACAAATGGAACTGCAAGGCAGTGGGTAGCCATTACTGAGTTTGTATTAGGGGTAAGTCCATGCAATTTAGACAAAATGAATCTTAATGAAATAAATAAATATATGGATTCTCTTGATAAGCAACTGATGAAAGTAGTCATTTGAAAAGAAAATGTTCGTTGTAGGGGGCAGTTATCACATGGAGCTTAATGCTGATATTAGACATGAAATTGGAGAACGAATTTATATTAAATGTTCTACTTGTTTCATGATTACAGAACAAGTAATAATTCCAGCAAGTTACACAGATACACAAGCATCACAATGTACCGAGTGTCAGAGTGTGGACGAATGGATTATCTAATTGGATATTTGAAAGAAAATGTACAGCAAAGTGAGTTGAAAATATTGAAGTATTCACATTGGGAATTGCTTCTTGCCATCTACCAACATCAAAAAACACCGTTTAAAATGTTATCCATTCAAGCACATAAAACTTTACTAAGAACGTGCATAAAACAAGGGTGGGTAAAGGAGTTAGAGGATACTACTTTATTTGTTACAACCAATGGGATTAATTCAGCTAAAGATATCGCACCACTTTATAAAAGAGGTACAAGCCCACAAATGGGGCAGACCTTTTAATGAACAATTTGGGACGATTCTTACAACGCTTTAAGTTCTTTTTGCGAACAATGAATACGAGTTATTCCTTATCCTTCTGAGTATTTAATAATGTAATTATCAATGTCGAGCACATTGCAAATACGTTTAAGGCTAGATAGATTTTCCTTATACCCATAAAAATATCTATATGCGCTAACAAAAAAGTTAATAAGCTAAATAAAACAATCACAATAGTGGCTTCTGTGAGTTTGCTTTGTACTCTTCTGTCTTGTGCGTAACCAATAGATAAAGCACCTATACCAACAGCAATAGCAACATTTAATTGCGCTAATGTTACTAAGATATCTTTCAATTCTTCGGCAGGAACCGAAATAGCAACATAAATTCCTAGTACAAATGTTATTGTAAAAAGAACTATCATAACAAACTTATTTTCTCTCATAAAACCTCTTCCTTTCCCTATTCTATGTTATATACGGGGAGGAATGGAAAAGGTTCCATATTTTTAGTGAATAACCCTAACTTATGCTGCGTTTGATTTGTTACTGAACAATATGAAGAAAATCTGTAGCAATGACCAATGTAAAAAGGAAGGAGGGCAACAATGCATACTCTACAAGTTTTAGGTCAGATTCTATTTATTATGTATTGGATTATTATTGGGTTGTTAGTGTTATTTAAAATTTATACACCTCCAAGAAAGGTTATGGCATTAGCTTTTATTATGACAGGGGTTTTATTAGCCATATTATTAGTTGATAGTGGCCCAATTACAAAAGTGCATATTTATAATTATTGAGGATATTGTTCATAAGGAGTGAAAGTAAATGAATACAGTAACAAGGGAAAAAATAAAAGAAATTCAAAATACAATACTTCTTATTAATGTTGACGAAGGTGATAGGCTGGATAAAGAGTCAAAGCGTAAAGCCTTAAAGATGCTTGATGAAATTGCCGGTGTCAAAGAAGATAGACGGATTTTCAACACACGATTGTTATTAAGAAATTATCATAATTTCAAAAATCGTTGTGAAGAACTAAAAGGAACTAATAAAGTGGAAACTGAAGAAGATCCATTCTTTGAATTTGGTAGAGAGTATCTTTCTGTAGAGTCTCTTACTCAAAGTAGCGCAAGAACAATGAATATGATGAACTTTATTGATAAGATGCTTGAGTTTTATAAAAATGACTGTGAGCGACAAGGCAAAGAAGCGGTACGTAAATATCATACATTAATTTACTACTACATTGATGAAGACAAGAAAACATATGAGGATATAGCGGAGCTTCATGAATTAAATGATCGTACAGTTAGAAGAGATTTAAAAGAAGCGGTATACGCACTTTCGGTATTAATATTTGGTATAGATGGATTGCGTATTCAACTGTAGCGAGATGTCAAAAACATGCCCTTTTTTATGTGTTTTAAATATTATATAGTGTAAATGTAGAGTAATTGGATTTACTTTACAACATAAGTCTCCCAATTGATACAAGAAGTCCTTTTACCCTTAGCAGGCTATAAATTAAATAGACGTTAGCTGGAACGTCAACAATGAAAAGTCGCATCTAATAAGATGTGGCTTTTTTTGATTATGATCATAAAGTTATGTTATGATTATTCACTTTTAGGTCTCTAATAATGTATGGGGATACAAAATGTTAGTTAAATAGATTCCTTTTAATTACTATTTATGAGATGATTTAGAAAATGGTGATTTGGAGGTAATATTATGACTGTTGGCGTTTTCCGTGAATTTTTTTATAATGATAGGCTGGATTTTAAAAATTTAAATAACGATACCGTTGTAATTTTTGATACCAATACTTTATTAAATATATATCGGTATTCAAATGATACTAGAAATCAATTAATTAGTGCTATCAAAAGCATACAAAGTAATGTTTGGATGCCTTATCAAGTGGGGCTTGAGTTTAATTTAAACCGTAGAAGTGTTATTTCTACTTTAAATAGAGAGAAAGAAAAACGAAAATCTGAAATTGGAGATGCAATTAATGAATCGGTTGACCCATTAAAGCAATCAGTAAGAGCTGTTAGTTTGAAAAGTACAGATGTCAATTCTCGTAAAAATGAAATTATAAAATTTTTAGAAGAAAAAACAACCGAATTAAAGAATGATTTACAAAAAAAAATTGATGAATTATACGAGATGGTGGATTTAAGTGAAGACTTGGCTTCTGAAATTACTATAATTTTTGATGGTCATATAGGTGAATGTTACACCCAAAATCAATTAGACACTAAGCTCCTAGACGCTAAAGAAAGATATGATAACAAAATTCCTCCAGGATATAAAGATGCCAATAAAGGGGATGAAGTGACGAATTATAATGGTGTCAAATTTGAGAAAAAATATGGTGATTTAATAGTTTGGCATCAAATCCTAGATAAAGCAAGTGATGAAAGTATAAAAAAGGTAGTGTTAGTAACGGATGATAATAAAGAAGATTGGTGGTATAAATCTTTTGGTGAAACAATAGGTCCGCGAGCCGAATTAAAAAATGAAATGTTAAGAATTGCAAATGCGGATTTGTACATGCTTAATGCTAATAGTTTCTTGAATAATTTTGCTTTGAACGAAGGTGTGAAAGACTTAATTTCTACTGAGACCGATGTGGAACTTAAAGAATATAAGCCAGGTCAAAGGTGGACAGATACATTTATGCTTGAAGATAGTAAAGTTTGGCAGCCTTTTAATAACACTAAAAAGGAATTTGATACCTTTGGACTGCCTAAAGGTGGAAAGTCTTATCAACTTGGATATATAAGTGGTCAAATTAAGGCTTTGGAAATAAAAGCAAAATACACACTTGAGAAAATAGAAGAACTTTCTAATAGTTATAATAGTATTGATGATGATGATCCTAAAAAGAAAGAAATAGGTGAACGTCTAGTACATGCTTATGGTGATAGTATTCAAATAAGATTAGATTCGGACAGATTACAAGCAGAAAGATCAAAATTATCGAGTGACTTGAATAGATTAAAAGAGTATGAAAAAAACAGTATAATAAACCCAAGCCAAAGTTAAGATTTAACTTTGGTTTTTTTTAGGAAAGTCGTGGGAGGTGGTGTTTATGAATCGTGGCTAGGAATACAAATCGTAATAAAGCTTGGAAATACTACCTCAAAAATAAAGGGAAAGTAACTCTTAAAGCGATAGCAGCAAAGTTTGGTGTCAGTGAAAGTACAATACGTCGCTGGAAAAAAGAAGATCGTTGGGAGGATGAACAACCATCTAGTACACGTAAGAAAAAAACGGTGCGTGGGAGTCCTCAAAAAGCGCTTAAAAAAACAGTTGAATTTGAACTTATTACAAGCAACGGTCTGAATGATAGACAGTTGTTTTTTTGTATGTATTATGTGAAGTACTAGAACGCTACTAAAGCTTACCAGAAAGCGTATCAATGCGATTATGTAACCGCTAATCGAAATGCTCATAGAATGATGGTAAATGAAGGGATTAGAAGAGATTGTGCGTTTGAAAAAACAGTTAGCAGATAGTGTTATGTTGGATGCTAGGCAAGTATTGCAGAAGTACATTGACATTGCATTTGCTGATATTACGGACTTTGTTGAATTTGATACTAAAACTAATACAACAAAAGAGTATGTTGGTACGAATGCAGTAGTATCAAAAAGCGTACGGAAATACGCTGACAAAAATGAACATTACGAAATAAGCACGTTGCTTGTATGTGTATGTCGGAAACAAGCAAAATGGGCTACTTCAAAAGAAGTAGTCTTATAATATTCCATTTATCCTTAAATAAATGTATAATTTTGTTATTATTTGTTTATAGAGGAGTATTTATGGGTGATATAGTAAATATTGAAATTAAAGCATGGTGGTTATTGGTAATACCATTATTACTAATTTTTACTCATTTTATAGTTGCATTAATTATTAAAGATGTAACTAAAGAAAAAGAGGAATATATAGAAAAGGAAAAAACTTTGACTAATTGGATTGAAAAGAAAGATATTTTATATTGGTTGTTAATAATGTCTCTTGCAGCAATCAGTTTATTTACTTTTCAGTATAGTGGTGAAAAAGATGTAATTAGCCATTGGGGATTTGCTGGAACTATTGTTTCAATTATTTTAGCAGTAGTAGCTATCGGGTTTACATTGTTTCAAACACTATCAAGTGATCTTTCTAGTAGCAAGATAACGGAATCCGCCGAAATAATTAGTAAAGTAAGCGCAGAACTAAATTCTTCAGATTTAGCAATGGCTGGAGAAGTAATTAATAAAGCAGCTATGGATTTAATAAACTACAAAACGTTTTTAGAATCGAGCATAAGCGAAGTTCATAATGATTTAAAGACTCATCAAAAAGAAAATTTCGATAATATTAGAGACTCAATAACTTCAACATTGTCATTCAGGAGTAAAGTGAGAAATACAAGTGAGAATACTGATACATTTGAAATGGCTATAAACGATTTTTTCAAAACAATATACCCTAACTTATCAGAAGAGTTAAGGATATATGTATATGCTATTTTGTATAGGTATACAATATTGGAAGATTCAGCTTCAAATGTTTTTCTTAATTCTTTAATAAAAACAACTGAATTTTATAGGGAAATGGATAAAGAAGGAATTTTTACTGAATTTGATGAAGGATTATTATTTGGGACTTCAATTACAAATTATTATATGTGTTCTATTTGGTTACAAAGTTTTGATATTTTGGAAAGGTTTCAGACACTGGATAAGGATGAACAAAAAGATATTTTTATAAGCATTAAAAAGCTTATTAACAATGAAAGTATAAAAGTTATAGAAACTACTATTTAAAAAAAAGTCACTCTTTACATTGAGTGACTTTTTATTATGTCTTAAAAGGAGGTGAGTATATTGCTAAAGAGTTGTACGTATTGTGGTGGTATTCATAAGCGTGATCAACGGTGTGTATCTAAGCCAGTAGCTACAAAGCAGACCACATACATTGATAGATTCAGATGGTCAAGGGCATGGAAGAATAAGCGAGCGCACATTGCTGATCGTGATAAACATCTGTGCCAAGTGTGCTTACGAAACCTATACAATACTCAGATGCAATATAACTTCACAGACCTAGAGGTGCATCATATAGAGCCTATAGCTAACGCATGGGACAAGAGGTTAGAGGATGACAACCTTATATCATTGTGTCGCCATCATCATGAGCTGGCAGAGAAGGGAACGATACCTGCAAAAGAATTAAAAAATATTATTTTGGAGAGTACCCCCCAGGTATTCGGTGAAAAATCGTGAAATTACTGTACACCGACTGCCCCCATTTGTTCTAAAAAAATTCCCTAAATGAAAATTTTTAAGGAGGTGAGGAAATTGGCTAGACCGTCTAAAAGTGTGAAAACCATGAGTAAGAATTTAACAAAGGAAGAAATCGAAATTCGAACTCAAACAGAGGAAAAGTTAAAGGGTGCTGCCGATGAAATCTTGCCTCCTACACACCTGAATGCAAGGCAAAAGAAAATTTTCAATTTCATTGTGAAGGAGTTACAAGCAAGTGGGATTCTTGGTAATCTCGATATTTATATTCTAAGCACCTGTGCGGTAGCCATTGACCGAGTGCAACAAATTGAACGAATTATTAACAGGGATATTGAACGGCTTTTAGATCGGAACTTATTGAGTGCTAAAGATAAGTATTCAAAAGAGTTTTTCCGTTGCTGTAATGAATTAAGCCTGTCTCCTCAAAGTCGAGCAAAGTTAGGTAATATTAATTTCCAAGTTCGAGTAGAAGAAGATGATCCACTGTTAAAAGTATTGAGTGGTGGCAAAAAATGATATTCGAAAAGGCAGTAAAATACGCTGAAAGAGTTGTGAAAGGCAAAGAAATTACAACAAAAGAGGTAATTATTCAGTGTAATTGGTTTCTAAAGGATTTAGAAAAGCAGTATGAAGATGATTTTGATTACTATTTCGACATGGAAGAAATAGAAAAGATAGAGGGTCTATTAGAATTACTTAACTTTGCTACAGGTTTAGGTGTAGCAGGGAAAACGATATTAGAAGGCTTGGAAGGATTCCAGGCTTTTTTTCTTGTCAATATATTCGGTTGGCGATTTAAAAACGATAAAGAAAAGTTTAGATACCGTGATATTACGCTGTTTATTCCTCGTAAAAATGCGAAGACGTTCATTTGTGCGTTAATCATCATCATCTTAATGCTTACCGAGGATGATTATTCAGAGTTCTATTCTATTTGTTTGGATCGTGAGCTTGCAGGTGAAGTTAAAAAGGCTATGACGCAAATTATTATGGCCAGCCCTGGCGTTGCTAAATACTTTGTGATTCCAAAAACGTTAAGTGGAAAAATTGTATGTACTTTAACAAATAGTTTTTACCAGGCACGTACTGCAGAGGCGAATAGAAATAACTCAATCCGGCCATCTGCTTTTATCGCTGATGAAGTGGGCGCATTTAAGGATTACAAGAATATAAATGCCATGAAATCGGGACAATTAAACGTTAAAAATCCACTACGCTTTAAATTAACAACGGCCTACGCTGAGGATAAATCGATCATGCTAGAAGAATTAGCGTATGCGAAGAAAGTGTTTAACGGTTTCATTGAAGATGATCGCATGTTTGCGCTGCTTTATTATGCTGAGGACGAGCATTTATGGGACGATACAGGGCTATTACAAGCTAATCCGTTGAGAGTTGAGGAAAACTATAACGAGATAAGAGACAGCCGTAAATCAGCCATAGAAAAGCCCTCAGAACGTGAAGAATATCTTTGTAAACATATGAATCACTTTTTACCTTCTAATAGTGGTGAAGCGTATGTAAATGTGGAAGACTTGCGGAAATGTAAAAAGGATAATTTTGATTGGTCAGGCCGTCAAGTATGGCTAGGATTAGACTTGGCCATGACAAATGATAACTGTTCATTCTCGATGGTGACAGAGGAAGACATGCAAATATATGCTGATTCCTACGCGTTTGTACCGACTGAGCGTATTCCTGATAAAAACCGAGTGGAAAAGATTAATTACTACGATCACATTAAGTCAGGGAAATGTTTTTCTTGTGGTGATATGACTGTTGATTATGGCTTTATTGAACAAATGATTTTGGAGGTTGAAGAAAAATTTAACGTGTTTGTAATGGGCGTAGCGTATGACCGTTATAACTGCCTTTCTACTGCTCAGAAGCTAGAAAAAGAGGGTTTAGTCACGGTGGAAGTAAAACAGCATTCAAGCGTGTTGCATCCAGCTACTAAGCTATTACGCGAGAAGATTATGAACAAAGAATTTCACTACACTGAAAATGATTTGTTGGAGGAAAATTTCCAAAACGCTAAAGTCACTGAGGACACAAATAAAAACATTTACGTGAATAAGAAAAAATCAACTGGCAAGGTCGATATGGTTGTAAGTTTGATCAATGCAATCTATTTACTGCAGCATGATGTCATCTTTAATCCTGATGCTGATTGGGGCGCACAAGTCATTTAAGGAGGTGAGATTGTGGGATTAATAAAAGAGTGGCGCGAATGGCGTGATTATAGACGTATTCAGGAATTTCGCGAAAGTGGAATGGATGAATTATTGCTGCAAGCAGGTTTAACAAGTGCAGTTTTAACAAAAGAAGAAGCGCTAAGTATACCTAGTGTTGGCACCTGTGTAGATTTGATTTCTGATATTATTGCAACTTTACCTATCAAATTACACAAAGAAACCAGCGGTAAAGTCGAAGAGTTGGAAGATGATAGACGAATTATTTTGTTGAATGACGAGACATACGACACCCTAGATGGCTTCCAATTTAAAAAGGCCCTAGTAACTGATTACTTACTGGAAGGTTCAGGGTACGCATATATCAACCGAAAAAGAAATAATGTTGAAAGTCTTCACTATGTTGAGAATCGGAATGTATCGGTGCTTGTTGGTGTTGATCCAATATTTAAAAGCTACGATATTTCTATTAATGGTGTGAACTATCGGGAATTTGAGTTTATAAAAATTGCTCGAAACTCTAAAGATGGTGTAACAGGCAACGGAATCATAAAAGATCACAATAAAATCTTATCTGTCGCATACAATACGCTTGTTTTTGAGGAATCACTTGTGAAAACTGGCGGTAATAAAAAAGGTTTCTTAAAGTCATTGGGCCGATTGTCAAAGGATGCAATAACGGAATTAAAAACAGCCTGGAACAATTTATACAAGAATAATACAGAGAATATTGTTGTATTAAATAATGGCTTAGATTTCAAAGAGGCATCGAGTACATCGGTTGAAATGCAGCTGAATGAAAATAAAAAGACCAATTCAAGCGAAATAAATAAACTCTTTAAAGTACCTGATAGCATTTTGGATGGCTCAGCCAATGAAGAAGTGCATACAAACTTTATTAAAAATTGCATACTGCCGATTATTCGAGCAATTGAAACGGCATTGAACAAGGACTTGCTTCTTCCATCGGAAAAAGAGCAGTCTTTTTATTTTGCTTTTGATATGAAAGAACTAATCAAAGGTGACATTGAAAAACGCTATAAAGCTTATGAAATTGCTATTAAAACTGGCTGGATGCAGATTGACGAGGTTCGTTATTTAGAAGATCAACCACCACTTGGTTTAGATTTCATTAAGCTGGGCTTGCAAGATGTCTTATATGATCCAAAAACAAAGACAATTTACACGCCAAACACTAATAAAACCGCTGATATTTCAGAGGGTGGCCAGGTATCCGAGAAGGGAGGTGAAGAAGTTGAGGATTGAAATTAGAGGAAATCAAGTATTACTAGATGGCTATGTAAATGCTGTTGAGCGCGAAAGTCGGGTTTTACCTTCACCGAGAGGCCGTTTTAAAGAAAAAATTCGTGCTAAAACGTTTGAAAGAGCTTTAGATAAGGCTGAAAATGTTGATCTATTATTCAATCACGATAAAAACCGTAAGCTTGGGTCATTACAAGAGGGCAATTTGCAATTGTATGAGGATAACATCGGTTTACGTGCTATTGCTCATGTATCTGATGAAAAAATCATTCAAAAAGCAAAAGATGGCGAACTTAAAGGTTGGTCATTTGGCTTTGTTGATAATAGGCCATTGTGGGAAGACGGAGAAGACGGCATTCAGAAACGAACTTTAGAAGACATCGAGCTTTTAGAGGTGTCTATTTTAGATGTAACACCAGCTTATGTTGCTACTTCAATCGAGGCTCGCGGAGAAGAACAAGCAATTTCTGAAACTCGTGGTGCTGATTTTAAAGCCGAGATTGAAAATCGTTCAGAAGAAACGCGATCTAATAAAGAAATTGATTACTCATTATATGAAAAACAAATTGAGCTTTTAAAATTGAAAGGTGGAAACTAACATGAAAAAAGATATTAAGAAATTTATTGAAACGCGTTCTATGCCATCACTAGTGGAGCAGCGCAATAACTTATTAGATGAAATGGACAATTTATTAAAGGGTGCCAAAGAAGAAACGCGCTCACTAACTGAACAGGAATCGACTCGCTTTGATGAAATTAAAAGTGAAATTGCAGGACTTGATAAAACGATCACTGCATTGGAAGAAGCACGTTCTTTAGAAAAAAAAGAACCTGCTAAACAAGCTGAAAAACGTACTTTAGAAGAATCTGAAACACGCGCTTTCGATAACTATATTCGTGGTTTAGTGGAGGAACGAGCGGATGTTAATTTAACAGTAGGTGCAAATGGGGCCGTTATTCCTTCTAGCATTGCAAACAAGATTATTCAAAAGGTATACGATATTTCACCAGTTTATCAATTGGCAACTCGCTATAATGTAGGCGGCACATTAAGTATTCCATACTATGATGAATCTGCAGGAACAATTGAAATGGGATATGCTGATGAATTTGCGGAATTGGAATCTACTAGCGGTAAGTTTGGTTCAATCGAGTTAAAAGGTTTCTTAGCAGGCGCATTAAGTAAAGTATCTAAATCACTCGTTAATAATTCACAGTTTGATCTTGTTTCATTTGTAGTTGGAAAAATGGCTGAATCAATTGCTAAATGGATTGAAAACCAATTGTTAAATGGTACACCTAACAAGGTAACAGGACTTTCAACAGTTACGCAAAGTGTGACAGCAGCTGCTGCAACAGTTTTAACAGCTGATGAATTAATTGATGTGCAAGAGGAAGTACCTGACGCTTTCCAGGGCAATGCAATTTGGATCATGAACAAAACAACGCGTAAAGCTATTCGCAAATTGAAAGATGGACAAGGTAACTACCTGTTAAACAAAGATGCTACCGCACGTTGGGGCTATACTTTATTAGGTAAAGATGTGTATACATCTGATAATATGCCAGGAATGGAGGCAGGTAAAACGGCTATTTTCTATGGTGATATGTCAGGTTTAGCGGTTAAACTTGCTGAAAATGTTTCTATTGAAATCCTACGTGAAAAATATTCAACTCAACATGCTATTGGAGTTGTTGGCTGGATTGAAATTGATGCTAAGGTTGAAAATGCTCAAAAAATCTCTAAATTAGTCATGAAATCAGCGTAGGGGCTATACTCTACGTTTTTTTATTGGAGGTGACAGGATGAAAGTAAAAGCACTTGTAAGCTTTTCGGGTAGCGTCACAATGTCTAAAGATGAAGTGAAAGTGTTATCGAAAGAAGTTGCAGAGGACTTGTTACAGGCTGGCCATGTCGAGGAAGTTGTTACGAAAAAGCAGGTGAAAACTGATGCAGGTTAGTGAAATTACACCAAGTGAGCTGGCTAAATATGCGCGAGAAGATGAAACAGATACGGAAATCCTTTCAACTTTTACGATTATTCTATCGGCTGTAAAGGCCTATATAAAAGGCTATACAGGGTTATCAGATGAACAGTTAGACACCAAAGAGGATATTTCAATTGCTGTTTTTGTACTTGCAAATGAAATGTATGAAAATCGTGTCTTTACAGTGAAGGATAGCAATGTAAATAAAGTTGTTCAAAACATTTTAGATATGCATTCTATTAATTTACTTTGAGGTGAGAATATGAATCCTGGAGATTTAAGACACAGAATCGAAATCCTCGCTAATCAAAAGGCAAAAAATGAACTGGAAGAAACTATTTATAAGTTTCTACCTGTAAAGAAAGTATGGGCTGCAATCATTCCACAAACTGGCTCGCTTCAAAAGCAAGTAGCTGATACAGTCCTAACCAATGTTACACATAAAATTATTGTTCGATATAACGCTGGCAAAGACATTACAAAGGATATGCGTATCAAATATAAGGATCATGAGTTTGAAATCAAATATGTTCTCAATCCTTATTTTAAGAATGAAACACTTGAAATCTTTGTTCAGGAGGTGTTGAAGTGAGCATTCAAATGAACGGTTTAACCGACTTTCAAAAGGATTTATTTGATGTTGCAACAAAGGATTTACCTAATGAGGCACCAAAACTAATGCGTAAAATAGGCTCGAAAGCCAGGACTACTGTAGCTAAGAAATCTCGTAGCCTAGTTAAAAAGAAAACAGGTAGGTACCACAAGAAGTGGAAACGAGGAAAAGTCTTTGTCGGCTATAATGGCGATTTGGTTGTACGTGTTTATAATTCGTCACCACACGCCCATTTGGTGGAGGATGGTCACTGGATGGTAGACCACGATGGCAATAGGACGGGTAAATTTGTTCCAGGTAAAAAACCATTGGACAAAGGTATGAGAGAATTTGAAACCTCAGGTGATATTGAAGTTGAAACCGTGAAATGGCTAGATGAATTGTTGAGGAAAAAGAAACTATGATTACATTTAAAAAGATAAAAACAACAATCAATAAAAAGTTACAATCAAATTTTGATATGGATGTTTCAAGTAAAGCAGCAAACGAGGGTTTTACACGGCCATCTTTCAAAGTGGAATTAGATAATGTGAAGCGTGAGGGCCATTTGACACAAGTCGAAAGGGCTTGTACGGTTCGCATTTTTTATTTTCCTAAAGATGAAAATAACTCTATTGAATTATTAGATATTCAAGAAAAGCTAGGCGATATATTCGATCTTAAATTTTCAATTGAGGATCGGCATTTAGATATAAACGAACCGAATTTTGATGAAATAGATGGCGTGCTGCAGTTTGAATTTGATCTTCAATTCTTTGATGGTCGTGAATATGAAAATGAAGACGTTGGTTTCGAAGATGAAATAAAGAATGGCAAAGATTTTTATGAAAAATATCCAATTGAGCTTATGGGTGAATTGATTGAGGAAGGGGATTAAAAAATGGGCCTACCACAAATTAATATTGAGTTTATCGGTAAAGCCGATACGGTTATCACGCGTAGCCAGCTAGGAATTGTAGCTTTGGTCTTAAAAGATGAAGTGCAGACAGCTGATACCGTGGTGTACAAAAGTTTTGATGAAGTAAAAACAAATGAATGGTCGCCAGTAAACCTGGATTACATTCAGTTAACGTTTAAGGGTAAACCAAGCAAAGTTATTATTGAACGATTACCAACAGCTGCAGAAAATTACACTGACGCATTGCAACGCCTAAATAATAAACGCTTTAATTACTTGGCCATCCCAGGCATTAAGGACGATGATACAGCTGCTATTGAATCTTGGATTAAGAAAAAACGTGTGGAGAAAAAGACTTTCAAAGCAGTATTACCGAACACCTTAGCGGATCATGAAGGGATTATAAATTTCACAACTGCAGGAATCAAGGTAAAAGAAAAAGAGTACACAACATCTGAATACACATGTAGAATTGCTGGCATTTTAGCAGGTGTGCCATTTACTCGTTCATCCACTTATTACGAGCTACCCGAAATCGATAGTATTACAGAAATTGAAGATCCTGATGAAGCTGTTGATAAAGGCGAACTAATTCTTATTAATGACGGAGAAGTCATTAAAATTGGACGCGGTGTAAATAGTTTAACGACACTTACAGGGGTGAAAACGGAAGACTTTAAATCAATCCGTATCATGGAAGTACAGGACATGATGAAAGACGATATTCGGACAACCTTTGATAAATATTACATCGGTAAATTAAACAATACCTATGATAACCAGGTACTATTTTTACAGTCTATTAATGTTTATTTTTCAGGCTTAGGAGATCAAGAAATACTAGATCCTAAATTCGATAATTTAGCAGAAGTTGATGTAAAAAAACAACGTGCCGCATGGGGAAAAATCGGTGTTGATACATCTGATTGGGACGATCAAAAAGTGAAAGAAAGAACCTTTAAGCGCAATGTATATTTAGGTGGAAAAGTTAAAATCGTTGACGCTATGGAGGACTTAGATTTAGATATTGCGATTTAAGGAGGGGAACAGATGAGTAAAAAATTCAAACCTAATCAAGTGATCAACGGTACTTATGGCAGCGTGTGGGTAAACAATGAAAAATGGCTAGATGTTGAGGAGTTCGAAGCTAAAGTTTCTATTGATTACGAAGATGTAAACATGGCAGAAGATCCAGCCACACACAAAAAAATGACAGGTTGGACAGGCGAAGGCTCTTTGAAAGTGAAAAAGGTTTATAGCCGAGGAGCGAAGTTATTAGCGGTTGATGTTAAAAAGGGTAAGGTACCTGAGGTTAGTCTTGTGGGTAAACTTGCCGATCCTGACGCTTTCGGTTCTGAGCGTATAGCTATCAAAGAAGTAACTTTCAATGAATTCATGTTAATGCAATTTGCACAAAAAACAATTGGTGCAGAAGAATTACCATTTAACTTTGCGGACTATGATCCAATTGATTTAATTGGCGCCTAAATAAATATAACGGAGGAAACATAAATGTCTAAAAAAACTATCAAAAGATTATCAGTTACGGATTTATTAAAGGAAAAAGAAAAATACCAGGTAAAGGACGATGTCACTGAGACAGTTATTGTAGAGCGTTTAGGTGTTGAAGTTGTTTTGCGTAAACCTGAAAAATCTTTATGTGTAGATACAATGAAAATGACGCGAGACGAAACCAACGATACAGACGCAGACGAATACATGGTCTATAACACAATGGTGGAACCTGATTTAAAAGATCCTGAATTAAAAAAAGCATACGGAGGCACATTGCCTACTGATGTTGTTTCTAAAATCTTTGAACCTGGTGAGATCGCTCAATTGTCAGAGGTTGCTTTCGAGCTTGCAGGCTATAAAAAAGGCGGAGTTAAGGCTATAAAAAACTAATTGAAAGTGATGATGATTTTTATTTTCTTCATCACTACACTCAAAAAGGCCGTAAACTTGATGAACTGTTAAATTTACCTTATGACGAAAAGCTATTTATGACAGCGAGTATGGATAAGGAATTAGAAGAAAGAAACAAATATATGAAAGCTGGAGCGTTGATTACAATACCGTTCTAGCTTTTTTCTTTTGTAAAGGCGGTGAGGAATTGGGAAATAGGGTTATATCTGCAGTTCTTACCTTGCAAGACCGTGATTTTTCTAGCAATTTAAGACGTGCTAGTGATCGAGCGGATGATTTTGGCAGAGGTATCACAAGAGTGGGGAACCATATTCAACGCTTTGGACAAGGTGCAACAAGGATATTTAAAACGGTTGGTGCTGGTGCGGCTGCTTTAGGTGCTGCAGGAGTTGCGGCATTTGGGGCAAGTGTTGGTAAAACCGTCTTGGATATGGGTAGCTCACTGGATATGTTACAGGCTCAGACTGGCGCAACTGCAGAACAAATGGGCGTGTACGGAAATGCCGCTAAAGAAGTTTTTAGCAAAGGTTATGGTGAAAACATCGATGAAGTCACAAATTCATTAGCACGTGTAAGACAAAATATGAAAAATATTGATAATGGGGAACTTGGCAAAGTCACTTCTAGTGCAATGTTGTTAGCAAAAACGTTCGATGGTGATGTCAACGAGGTCACACGCGGCACAAACAATATGATGGAAGCCTTTGGAATCTCAGCAGATAAGGCATTTGATTTATTTACTGCAGGTGGTCAACGAGGATTAAACTTCTCTAATGAAATGTTTGACAATGTAGCTGAGTATTCATCGTTATTTGGGACGATGGGCTATAGTGCAGAAGAATATTTCGGCATTATGGAACGAGGTGCGAAAGCTGGCGTTTATAACCTGGATTACGTAAATGACGTCATGAAAGAATTTCAGATCAGGGTTAAAGATGGCTCGAAGTCAACAGATGAAACATTCTCAGCCATGAGTAAATCGACATTTGATTTGTGGGAAAGTTTTAACCGTGGCGAAGCGACTGTAGCTGAGGTTGCAAGTGCTGTTACAGCCGAGTTAAAAGGCATGGATGACCAGGTAACTGCCAATCAATTAGCTGTTTCACTTTTCGGTACTAAATGGGAAGACCTCGAAGCAGGGGCCATGTATGCAATGCTAGGATCAAAAGACGCCATGAAGGATTTTGAAGGAGCAACAGATTCAGCAGCCGCCACAGTGGAAGGAAGCCTTAAAAATAGATTAATTTCATCATGGCGAGAATTGCAGGTAGGAATAGCCGATGTTGTAAACGGTGCAGGAGCGCAAGAATTTTTACAGGGCGTTGCACAAAAAGCTGATGAATTGGTTCCTAAAATTCAAGGGATTGTACAAAAAGCATTTGAGTTTGGAAATACGGTCCGTGAGAATTGGGGCCCAATAAAAGAAACTCTTATTGGTGTGGGTACAGCAGCAGGGATTGTGGCAGCAGGAATGGGGACATTGAAAGTCATTTCAACTGTTACAACTATGGTCCAGGGTTTTAAAACAGCAATGGGCCTAGCGACAGCCGGACAATGGGCCATGAACTCGGCCATGCTTGCCAGTCCTTTGACTTGGGTAGTTATAGGCATAGCTGCAGTAGTTGCGGCAGGTGTCTTGTTATATCGAAATTGGGATACTGTTAAAGCAGCTGCAGGTAGCTTGTGGGAGAAAACGAAAGAGGTATTCGGAGGCATTTATGATTGGGCTGCTCAAAAAATACAGCCAGTTACAGGCTTTTTTAAAGGGTTGTATGACAAGTTTATCAGCTTTAAAGATGCAATCCTGAGCTTTCAACCGCCCGAATGGGTTTCAAAAATTGGCGGTGCTATTGGTAAGGCTGCAGGTTCTGTTGGTAAATTCATTTCAGGATCACATGCCAGCGGTTTAGATCGTGTGCCTTATGATGGCTACATAGCTGAACTGCATAAGGATGAAATGGTCATTCCAGCTCGACAATCTGAAAGGATTCGTGCAGCTGGTGGATCAATAGACAATGTGGATCAAATGGTGCAGCCTTCACCTGTTGCTGTAGCAAGTCCTACACCTGGCGGAAGTACTTCACAGGCTACACCTGCAAATAGTGGCGGTATAAATTTAATCATTCAGAACTTAAACACTAAAGGTATTACAGCGATGGAAGTAGCGAATGAACTTGTGCCATTACTAAAATTAAGATTGGCTAATTTATAGGGGGTTGAATAGATGGACATATTTTTAAGTATCAATAATCGTGAACAAGTTATTCAGCTTCCTATCGTGCCGTCAGAATTTAAAATAGCAAGTCCTCTAAGTCATGAAACCTATACGACTATTAATCAAGGTGATATTAAATTGATTGGTCAAAGAGGGTTGAAGTCATTGGCATTTGACTCTTTCTTTCCGTCTAAGGCATACCCATTTTCACGAAACAACAAATATTTGGGGTGGGAGTATTATGAAATCATCCAATCATGGATCGATAGACGAGTCCCGATTCGATTAATCATTACGAATACACCCATTAATATACCTGTTGTCATCGATAACTTTGAGGCAGGCGTGCAAGATGGATCAGGTGATGTTTATTATACGCTCGCTTTATCTGAGTTTAAGTTTATTAATCTCAATAAAAAGAAGGTGAAATGATGGCCCACGAATTATGGTTAATCAAGGGTGATACCAAGATAAATATTACACCAATGATAGGTACCTTAACCTGGCGTAGTAACATGGATGAACTAGGAGACGAACTGAATTTTAGTATTGCGTTCAATGATACGAAACATTTTCCTAAAAATCCTTGTGACATAGGGGATATGGTTGTTTTACTTAATAACGGTAAAGAGATCACACGCGTAATTATAGTAGACGAGCTAAAAAGTGGCACCTCACCTATTGCTTACATTGGGTTTGATTATGCCTTTTACTTAAATAAATCCACAGCTGTATATCAATTTAAAAAACTATCTGCAGACGCATGTATTAAGAAGATCCTAAAAGATTTTAACGTGCCGATCGGTCATATTGTTTCAATCCCTAAATCCATTTCAAAAATCTTTAACGAGAAAAAAGTGAGTGAGATTATCAAAGAAATTCTAACGGCTGCAGAGCAATCGTTAGGCGTTAAATATCTCATGGAAATGCGCCAGGGGAAACTATACATTGAAAAGCAAAGTAATGTAGTGGTTACAGGAACCTTTCAACTCTTTGGCGGTGGCACATCCTACGATATTAATTCGGTTATTATGAAACCTTCTAAAAAGCGTAGCATTGTCGACATGATTAATACGATTCAAGTCGTTGGAAATAATGACAAAGTAGTTTTGCAGAAGTCAGACACGAAAATGGTCAACAAATACGGTCGTCTGCAGAAAGTTGTAAAACTGGATCAGAAAGAAAAAAAGAGTGCTGCTAAGGTAGCCGAAAATGAGTTAAAACAATTATCAAAAGTTGTAGAAGAAAACAGCGTAGAATTAATGGGGAATGATAATTTCAGAGCTGGCCGACTGTTTAAATTAGAGGAACCAGTGACAGGCATAAAGGGTACGTTTCTTATTAAAGACGTGCTTCATACAATCAGCAATGGGATTCATACCATGAAGCCTAGTTTAGAGGTGAAGTAAATGGATGCTTTGACGGAACTAGCTATTCTTATTACAGGAGGCCAAGATCCCAAAACTGCAAATGCCGCTAAATCTATGACAACTGGAAAAGTCATTACGCCTCCGCCTAACACGAATATTCAGCTAAACGAAACAATCACTTTGGATAATGAACAATTAATATTTACTGAAACGGTTGTTACTAAAGGTTTGATAAATGGTGATGAAGTTATTTTAATTCCAACAGCTGATGAACAAATGTATTTTGTGATCGATAAGGCGGTGAAGTTTGATGTTACCTAAGATTGCAGAACTTGAATTTAATACACAGGAAAACGAAACGGACTTGCCACCATTAGGTAAGTCCTTTTTATATGATTTTGATAAAGGCGACTTTGTAATTCGTAATGGGAAGATGGTTGCTATTCACGGTCTTGAAACATTGAAGCAATGGATCATAAAAGTTTTAAAGACTGAGCGCTTTCGATTCAGGATTTATAAAGATGAAAATTACGGTGCAACACTGGATGATTTAATAGGTTCTAGCTTGCCACGCGCTTTTATAGAAGCAGAAATCAAACGAGAAGTTACTGCAGCATTATTGGAACATACGCACATTCAAGAAGTACAAGAGTGGCAATTTGAACGTGATGGAAAATGGATGCGGATAAAATTTAGAGTCGTTACTGTAGAAGGGGCATTTGATATGGATGAACAGTTAAAGGGGGTGGCAGCTTAAATGGAAGATGAAAAACTCATTCATGATCGCATGATGTCCGGCATTAATGACGAGTATGACAAGGCAAAAGGTGAGTTTATTTATGATGTAACAAAGCCTGCAGCTGTTGAATTTGCTAGTCAGCAAAAGAAGATTTCAGAAGTACAAGAGAAATTAGATATTGAGAATTTAACAGGTGATGAATTAACACGTATTGTATATCAACGCACAGGGCAAAGCCGAAAGTTGGCCACGCAAGCAACAACGACTGTCATAGTATCGGGTGCAGCAGGAACGATGGTAAGAACAGGCGATATGGTAGGTACTGACACCATTTTATTTACAGTAATTGAAGAAGTAACACTTAATGAAAGTGGATTAGCTCATGTCAGAATACAGTGTAACGAGTTTGGCCAAATAGGGAATGTGCCAGCCAATACAATTAAACACTTCCCTGTATCGATTCCTGGCTTAATCAATGTGTACAATCCTGAGCCTGTTGTGGATGGCTACGATGCGGAAACGGATAACGATTTACGCCAACGATATTATGACAAGCTGCAGCGCCCAGGTAAGGCAGGCAACAAATATCATTATCGTGAATGGGCCTTAGAAGTGACAGGCGTTGGTGATGCAAAGGTATTCCCTCTCTATAATGGTCCATTAACAATGAAAGTGGTCGTGATCGACTCGAACAAGCTACCTGCACCGAATGAGCTAGTAGAAGATGTAAGGGCACATATTGAAAAAGAAATGCCGTTTGGTGTTGAGGACCTGCTTGTCATGTCTGCAGTTGCTTTACTACTTAATTTAACGGTAGCCATAACTTTAATGCCTGGCTTCACTGAGGAAGTAGTCAAAGTAAATATCAAAAAGAATATTACAAAGCATCTAAAAGAGATAGCTTTTAAGACTTCATTTGTGAGCTACGCAAAGATTGGGGCGCTCATTATTGATAGTGACGGAGTTATGGATTATCAGGATCTATTAATCAATGGATCAACTGCTAATGTGGTTATTCCTGATGATGGGGTGCCAGTAATGGGAGGTGTTAATGAATGAATCACATGACAGTCCATTTAAAAAACAAGGTTCTAACGGACAATTTAAGGACAGCGACAGTATATGTAGCCCTCTTTAACAATGATGTTGAAGTAAACACAGCAAGTTATGCGAGGCAACAAGGGATATTTGCAACACCAACGGATGGACAAACTTCTAATAACGCGGATATTTTATTTCCTATTGCTGCAGAGTCCTGGGGAGATATTTCACACATAGGCATTTATGACGCAAAAACAGGTGGCAATTTGCTATTTAAATCGCAAGCAGAATTTACGAAGAACATCGATGTGTCTAGCCAATACAAGATTCCTAAAAACTATCTAATTGTACGGCTTAAGTAGGTGAGGACATGCACGTATTATCACAAACAGAATGGGGCCAGTTGTCCACATTTACATGGGGCGATTTAACGCCTCACCAATGGGAATGCTTTAGACTTGCCCTGATGATTACAGAAACAGAGTTACAGACACAAGGCGTAACCGTGGCAACGTCAGGTAATTCCCTGAATGAAGTTATAACAGAGCTGCAGCCGCAAGGTGTTAAAGTAGTACAATCACCTATCATCATGCAGACACAAACAGAAATGATTACAAGTATTGTTGTTTCAACGCGAGATTATTTCACGGACATGATTAAGCATTTACCGCTGTATGAGCGTAAATCAACGATTTTCAGGGCTGTTTTAACCTCAGATGATAAAGAGTTCAGAAACACTGAACAACAGCTAGAAATAGCCGAGCGTAACCTTTTTGTGGATACAGCTATTGAAGCCTTACCAATCTATGAACGTGATCTTGGTATTAAACTGAATAGCTCATTACGATATGACCAACGTAGAGAGCAAATTATTTCACGTAATAGGGCGAGCTTTGACCAAACTACCAAAGCAACTATTAAAGCTGTAGCAGCTGCATACAGCAATGGAGAAGTAGAGGTAAGCGCAACAGATACACCAGGAGTTTACGAGATACGTTTCGTTGGTACCAGGGGTATACCTGACAACATAGAAGGATTAATGCAGGCGATTGATATTATTGTTCCTGCTCATTTGCAGTTTAACTATGTGTATTCTTTCAATACGTGGGCCTTTGTAAGTGACCGCACTTGGGAAGATGTAAGTAAAATAACTTGGGAAAATATAAAAATATGGGATGAGGTGATTTGATGCAACTTACGCCAAAATTAAATTTAAAAAAGCCTGATTTAACAGACAGCATAAATGTCCAGGATCTAAACGACAACATGGATGTATTGGACACTGCAGTAAGTGAATTGCAGGAGGGAAGTGCATCGATTCCTGATTTAGAAACAAATGATAAGACGCTAGCAGGGGCGATTAATGAGATTAAACAAACGGTTAATGATGTTGAAACAAATGCTAAAGAGTATACGGATCAGCAGACTGCAGCTATTGACACGGCTTTGAAAACCCATAAGGACGATATTACTAGCCATAACTACTATGCGACAGCCGTAGGAGGCACGGTTAACAATATCACAGCCACAATTAATGCTGATATTACATCCTACAAAAGCGGGTTATGCGTCACTTTCTATAACTCTTTAGGTGCTAATGCTAACGGTCAAGTAACAATTAATGTTAACGGTCTAGGGAATCGCCACATCGTCAAAACTAACGGGTCAGCTTCATGGACACCTGGCGAGTTCCCTTATAATCAGTATGTTACCGTCCGAATACTGCCAAACAACGGAAATTTTCTATTACAAAGTGAAAGCGGGGAGATAGGCACACAGTCTTACCGAGAGTTTAACACAGCTGGTAGTTATACTTTCACTGTTCCACAAGGTGTAACGCGTATTTTAGCTAAAATGTGGGGCGCTGGTGGTGGCGGTGGCGGAGCGCAACACAGTGACAAGTATGGCGGCGGTGGCGGTGGAAGTGGCGGTTTCAAAGAAATACTGTTGTGGGTTAAACCTGGTCAAACATTAACTGTCAATGTAGGAGCTGGCGGAGCTGGCGGGAACGGGGTTCTCACTAGTGGTTTTACAGCCAGTCCAGGTTCAGCCGGAGGCACTACGTCCATACTAGGTGCTCAATCTCAAAACTTTTATGCACACGCTGGAGGAGGAGGGACGGGTGGTAGAGCCGACGGCGGCGGTTATGGTGGTTATGGTGGTTTGTTTGAAGCAACAGGAACTACAGGCGGTATAACAAGTGGCGTACCAATGCCGTGGATTAGTAAATCACAAGCCCTAACCATCGCTTACGCATCCACACTACAGCGGTCTTTCGAGGGTGGTTTCGGATGTTACACCATTAGTATGTGGGGTGGTGCGGGTGGTACATCCCCTAGTGATTGCGCCCCTGGTCTAAGTCCTGGTCAAAGTTCTCAAGGTGGAGCTTATTATGAGTCTGGAAATCCCGCGCTTCAAACATATGCAATGTGGAATGGTGGACGCGGAGGCGCAGGGAATGGAGGATCGGGAAGCAACGGTGTAAGTACCATAGCCGCAGGTTCGCGAGCAGGTGCAGGAGGCGCGGGAGGTAATACTAACTCAACGGGCACTATTAATGGCGGTAAAGGCGCAGACGGTCTCGTTATCTTATCGTGGTAACTTACTCCCTAAAATAAATGTATAGCGGGCACAAAAAAGGAGGACCCAACATGATTATCATTGAAAATACAGAAGCAACGAAAGTCAAAGTAGTAGCCGCGTTTTCGTTCGGAGAAATTGCGGTCGAATATGACATGAGTACAATGCCACAACCTGAAAACATACCAGGTAAAACACACGAATTGTTTTACGACAAAGAAACAAAGTCGTTATATTATGAGTACACCGATATTCCTAAAACAGCATTAGAACTCTTACAAGAAGAAACACAACAATTGAAGTTAGCTATAGCTGAATCAGCAGAGGCACAGCAACAAGACAAAATTGAAAATCAATTAGCTATTGCGGAATTAGCGGAAGTAGTAGCAACTAAGGAGGTTTAATAATGGCTAAACTTTATTGGGATTTAATTAAAATGAATTTGCGAACAGTTGACCAGGTGCCGATGTTGTGGCGAGAAGCTGTACAAGCATTACTCGATAATGAAAACCAAGTAGACGCAGCATTAAGCTAGCGTTATTTTTATTGTCTAACAAAGGAGGAAATCATTACCTTTTGTCGAATTAGTGTAGTTGAGATGAAAGGAGAGGAATACTTGTGTTAAATGTAAGTGAAGAAAGAATAAATTATATTCAAAAGGTAATAGTGTTGGCACAAAATCGCAGAGAAGAAGCTCCGAAAAATGAAGAGAGAGCTCAAATAATTGAAAGAGTCTCTTTATTATGGGAGGATCCAGAAAAGTATCGAGAATCAAGGAAATCTCATTTCGAGATTGTAGACTTTTTAATGTCTCTAGACTTAGAAGATGTAAAATTTTTGGGAACTGTAATGTATATGGGGAGAAATGATCCAAGTAATAATGATCCAACAGCTCTTTATGAAAGCACTTATGACACATTACAAGGGAAAACGAAAGAGATAGTAGTTAAATCTATTGTTGAGAAAGAACCACTAGACAAGTATCTAGAAAAAGGTTTATCTCTTTTAGAAAAAATTCAATAAAGGTGTTCAAAAAAGCACTTTCACTAGAGAGTGCTTTTTACTAATTATAACCATTAAGAGCCTTCCACAGTAATTGTGGAGGGCTTTTATTTTGGGAAAAGGGAAGTGTTCAAATGGAAAAATGGATTGCTGTAGTAAGTGGAACGATAGGCACAATCGTTTCATATTCAGTTGATGGTCTAGGAATGGCTGTTACTGTTTTGATTGGCTTTATGGCTATTGATTACCTTACAGGAATTATGGGCGGTATCGTTAATCAAAATTTAAACAGTCGTACAGGCTTTAACGGTATCATTCGAAAAATTTATTACTTAATGCTGGTTGGTTCAGTTTACTTATTGTCCGTTGTGATTCCAGGCATTGAGTACGCAGGGGATGGGGCAGCCATTGCATTTTGTGTACTCGAGTTTATATCAATTACAGAGAATGGTACAAAGATGGGCTTGCCAATGCCTGACTTTGTTAAAAATATTTTAGCAATCGTCAAGGATAAAACAGGAGAGGGTGAGGTTAAATGAGTTATTCAATTGAACAACGCTTAATGACAGGTTTGCCAAATAAGGCTTTGACAGCCGTAAAGTATGTAATCGCTCATGAATCAGGAAACCCAAATAATTGTGGTCCAAATGCTTTGGAAAACGAAATTGCATACATGAACCGTAATAAAGCTAATGCGTTTACGTCTCATTGGGTAGGCGGTGGGGGTAAAATTGTTCAAATTGCGCCAGTCGGTAAGTTGCAGTATGGTTGTGGTCCAAAAGGAAATCCACTTAGCTATGCCCAAGTTGAGTTGGCTCGTACAAATAATAAAGAGCAATTTAAAAAGGATTATGCAGCTTACATTTGGCTTTTAAGAGAGCTTGCAAAAGAGGCTTGCATACCTGTTGTATTAGATGGGACAGGCAACGGTATTAAGTCACACCGTTGGATTACGGACAATTTAAAAGGCACTACACACAGAGATCCTTATTCGTATTTAGCGAGCATGGGGATTACAGAGGAACAATTCAAACTAGACATTAAGAATGGTTTAGAAGAAGTAAAAGAGATACAGGATGCTAAAGTAATGCTTAATGATGCTAAGGCTATCCCTGCTGTGATTGTAGATGGTAGGACTCATGTTCAAGTGCGTGATTTAGCGGAGCTATTAGGATTGAAATTAGTCTATAACAACGAGAGCAAAACAACAAAATTGTATAAAGTTAAATGATTAATGCCCAGGTACTCATTCATTTGAGCCTGGGCTTTTCTCTAAATAATTTTATGGGATACATTATAACAATTTATCATTATATCCAATAAATTACTGTAAAATACTTGTATAAAATGAAATAAGATGTTAGATTATACAAATGATTACTTAATTAGATATTTGAGAGGGTTTGTTAAAACTGTTTCAAAGTAAGTTCCAAGGTGTATTATTGTGTATAGATTTGTACTTCTTGGATGTTTTTTTATTTACATAGTAAATGGTATAAAAGAATAAAAAATCAGTCTGATCGTTAAATTTTTACATGGATTTTTAATATACATATGAAAGTTCTTATATAAGGCATGATAAAAATAAACTCTCCTTACTTTATCTAATAATGTAATTCATAAAAAAATTTGAGGAGAGAATGGAATGAATTTTTTTAAAAGTAATTTATTTAAGCTTTTTTTTATTTTCACATTGTTTGTAACACAGATTTCTTTTGGGAGTATAGCAACTGCTGAAACAATTGAACCGGAAACAACTGAAGAAGTTACAATTGAACCGGAAACAACTGAAGAAGTTACAATTGAACCGGAAACAACTGAAGAAGTTACAATTGAACCGGAAACAACTGAAGAAGTTACAATTGAACCAGAAGCTACTGAAGAAACAAATGAACTGGAAGAAACTGAAGAAGTTACAATTATAGAATACATCCCTACTGTAACTACAGATGATGAATCTAAACCAATTAATAGTTTAAGAGCTCCAAATGGTGTTCCTATTACACTAACTCCTTCACATAATGGTTTAAAAGTTTATGTGGGTAATATTGGTTTAGATCCTCTAGATGCAGTAACTGTAAAAGTTACAGCTACTGGATATAGTGAGCAAGTACAATCCGCAACTTCAATAACACAGCTGGGACATACTTTTAATTTTGATATCTCTATGATAAAGGTAAAAATGGATTATAAAGTAACTGTTGTAATTGTTGATGGCGGGAAGACTAAAACCCTTAACAAAAATACAGTATTAAAATTTTCTGAAAGTGAATTAGCTGAATGGAGTTCAGGAACTTACAAAACTAGAGCGGAAAGTGTTGACTATCATTTTGGGCTGCATGGCAGAGCAGTGGGTGCACGAACTGTACAGGAGTATCTACAAAAAGCCAATGCAATGCATCAAAGAACATATGGTATTAAAGCTACCAATAATACTTTTACTGTAATTGACACACCGAAAAGTGGTAAGAAAGTGGCACAAAGAAAATTTATCGATAAAAGTACTGGAAGTTATATTATAGTAACACAAACTAAAAAAACCCAAATATTAAGTTTTGGTTAA